TCGTGTCCAGCGTCCAATTCTCCGGGTTGCCCGTTTCCGGCCATCGTACCCGCCCAGGGTAGGTGTAGCCCCCCTCAAGAAGATTCGACGCCACAAGCCGATTCATGCAGCTCGAGATTCGCTTGGCCCAGGTGGGCGCTCCGGAAAGAGCCGTCAGGACGCCAGCATAGGATGACCACTTCCAGATGGCGTCCTTCCCGTTCGACAGGATCGGCAATCCCGCCACCAACTCGAACTGCCAGATATCCGTTGCCGCTCCCGTGGGCGCCGGCGAGGGAGTGATATCGACATAGGATCCAAACGTGGAATCGTAGGCGAACACCTTGGCATCGCAGCAAACGATCGTCCGTACCGCTCCGTCCGTCCCGACGAACGAAAACATGGCCCGGATCGCCGGAGTGCTTGGCAGGGAGGTTATTAGCGCCTTTCCAAGCGTCTTGGAAACGAATCCCGGAGTGATCCGGACATTGTTCCCGGTGGCGAAAGGGACCTTATTTGACGGGAATTGCGTGATGATTCCCTTGTCCACTTCGTTGAAGGTAAAAGGTTTCACTGGCATATCAATACTCCTGCACATTCATACGAATAAATTTCTCGTAGACATACCCCGCCGTGGTTGTTCCTCGAACTCCCAAGCGATAGGTTTCCTTGTCCGTGCCGTCGATGACGGCAACCGCCACAAGCGGAGTGCTGATAACCGAACCTGGTACAAGGGCCGCCGCATCCGAGCCATCCGATTCCTTGACCGCCGCCACAACCACGGAGGCCACCGTATCTCCGCTCTCGAGCCGGCGCGTGAAATCCACATCGAAGGCGAAGGCATCGTCCGGTTGCTTTGTGAAGCTGTCAGTCACTTCTGAATGGATGCGAAGAAGCAGATCCCGCTGATAGACGTTTCCCGCGCTGGTGGTTGCTACGCATTGAATCCGGTGTTCGTCATCCTCCACGCCGTCTTTCAGAACAACGACCACATCCGGCGAGGACAGGGAATCGGAATCAATCACCTTCACGATCTCGAGGACTTCGGGAGGGCCAGCGTCATACGCCCGATCCTCCGCGGAGCTTTCCCCCGTAGCAGCGTTGATCGAAGTCAGAACGTAGGAATCTACCGATTCCCCCGCAACAAGATCGTTCGAGAAACTGAAATAAACCGGAAACCGCTCGATAGGAGATTTCGTCAAGGTATCCATCAGGCCGGCACCAGGATTTGAGGTTCTGCAGAAGGGACAAGCTCTCTCGCCGTCCAGTTATCTCCACCATCGAGTGATTCCCACAAGGCCAGGGCACCGTCTGACGCCAAAGCGGATCCACAAGCTGTCGCCGTCACATGATCTCCATCCGATCGAAGTTGCATGACCCAGGGATAATCCATGTCGTACTCCGGAAAATCATAGACCACGCTCCATGTGTCGCCATCGTCCTCGCTTTTCAGGATCACCGGCGCCTGATTCGCGGCGGTTGTTCCATCCAGGAGATAGACCAGAAGATTTCCGTTCGATATGCAAATCGCCGGAAGAAGCTCCGACCATTCCGGATCCCATCCGATCGTACCTGCGGGTATCGTCACTTCCTTCGCTGCGGAAAAAGTCGCTCCGTAATCGTTGCTGACCTTCACCCTGACGTATCCGACACCATAATAGCTTCCCGGAGGCGTTCCCGTCATAGTGAAATCATAGACGTAGCAAATGACGACCTTTGATCCTTCCGCGTAAATCTTGCAGTTCCGAACGAGTGTCGCCCACCCGGTCTGCGTATAAGTTGGGCCAGGGCCGTAGGTGTTATATAGATTGGTTTCGATCTGCCCGACCTGTACAACCCCTCCCGCTTCGGAGTATTTGTAAATGTTGTACCTGGCATAAACCGTCTCAGGGTTAGCCCATGACGGCTTTTCTTCGTGATCGAACACCACATGGGCGATCCATATATTATTTAACCCGTCCTCTGCGATCGCTATTTCGTGTGGGTAATCTATATTCCCGAATGTCGTGGCGATCGGGATTTCACTCCCCCACGATGCCCCGAAGTCATTCGAAATCGCCAGCGTAGCATGAGACGGATAATCGCCGTCTCCGTCCTCCCAATCCGTATAGCAACGGGCAACCACGATCCTCCCGTTGCCGTTGAATTCCATCGAATAAGGGAGGGACTTCGGAGATATCTGCCTTGTATACCACCACTCATCAGAAGGAGGCATGGGGTAGGCTCTCACCATTGAATTGCCATCCCAAAAGGCGAACCAATACCATCCCGCCCAATCGTAATATGCGTTTATGTCGTAAATAGCTATTTTCACTCCCTGCTTGCGAACCGCTACCGGGAAGAATGTCCCGGCATTGTATTCTATCGTCGCGGAGTCTTTGAAATGCCACTCCCCATCCTCGTAAACCCATAAATAGTCGAACGTATGAGGTATGTCCTTGGCGACAAATGCAATCTCCCCGCTGTCTGGATCCGCGGCCTGCTGCCAGAAGTCCGTTTTTGGCGCGGTCGGCGGGCCCTCAACCGGCACCCCCGGCCCCCCCACAACCGCTTGGCCACAGCACACAAAAACGCTGATCTCGTCGCTGAATTCGTCGCCCACGTTCCGGACCTTGAAATAATAGGTCGTTGTCCAGGACAGAGATCCAACGTCATGGCTCGTCCCGGTGACGAGGGCGAGTTTGCTGTACTCCTGTCCGGCCGGATGATCGGACTTCCACCAAACCTCGTAATCCCCACTCGCGCCCGTCCATGACACCCGAATGGAGATCGGCGTCAGCAGGGTAATGGTGACGGCCGGTTTAGCCATCCCTAAACTTCCGATAGAACCGATTTACAACCGGCGCCGCCTTGAAGGTGTATTTCGCCTTCCGGCCGATATCTGCAGCCGCGGCATAGACGTTCCACGCAAAGGTAAATTCCCTGGCAATGTACTCCCCGATGTTCCACTTGAAGGTGAATTCCTTCGAAATGTACCCGAGGATGTTCCACTTGAAGGTGAAAGCCGCTTGGACCGCCTCGTAAATATCGTTGATGAAAGTAAATTCCTGACTGACGCCCTCGTAGATGCCCCACGAAAAGGCGAATTCCCGGCTGATGGCGTACTCCGGGCCATCTCCAGTTCCCCCGTCGCTGGAAGCGAGGAAGAAATAGCTCATCGTCAGGGCGCCGTCCCGACCGTGATTGTCCACTTGCCTGTATCAGCCGCCGCAGCTGCAGCCGTCGCCGAGACAATCCGCTTGAACCAAATCCGTGCCGTCCCGTTCGTTGCAATATCCCCGAGCGCGATCGCCGTGGCCAGCGACAGGGGCTTGGTGAACGAAAGTCCGATCGGCGCCGTATCCTCGTCGACTACGCTCTGTGTCCCGGTGGGGTCGTAGGCGATCTCAACAGTGGTGTCCGCGGAGGTCGTTTCCTGGCTGATGTGGATGGACGCGGCGTAGGCCGTCAGCGCCGAGGTATTCTTGAACGTCAGCGCACGATACTTCGTGGCCCCCGCGAGGGCTTCTGCCGGCCCTACGCTGGCAAAGAGCTTGTCGAGGGTATTGTCCGTGAATTGGACGCTCGAAGTCGCGCCCCCAAGAGACGCAGCCGGATCCGCGTTCGCCGCCCCCCCCGTGAGGTACATTTTCAGGTCGCCGGCTACAATCGCCATATTCCCCCCTTACGGCTTCGTCGTGCCAAGGTCGGTGATGACCAGGGCCCCGGCGTCTGTTGCCGTTACCCGCCAATAATGCGCGGGAGAAGCATCGTCTTTCAGGACAAGCCCCTTCAGGTTGTTGTCCACGATCAAATCGTCCTGGGTGTCAACCCCCGTGGTGGACCGCTGCTCCGAATTCAACGGGAAGAAAGAATACTCGAGGGTGTTCCAATCGCTGATGCCATCCCCGATCTTCACGCGCGCCGTGTCGGACTCGTAGCCGATCATCCCAAGCGGCAGGACAGGGTTGATCTGCACCCACTCCGCGGCGGTCGCTTGTCCTCCCTGGACGGATCCATAGGAGGCCGTCGATCCCGGCCCAAGGCGAAACCCGCCTGTTCCCCAGGTGGTCATTGATTCACGATGTAGAATTCAACGTCATCAGCCGGCGTAGCGGTCAGCGCGGCAGACAGCGTGATAACTTTTGAGGTTCCGTTGTACGCCGAGATTCGACGAACCTCGTTGATGAGAGCTCCGCTGGCGATTTTCAGGTACGACCCGACGCAGTACGAATCGACGGCGCTGGTCAAGTCGGTTAGAAACGAAGTCGCTCCGTTGCCGGCGTCCGTCGCCACTTTTCCATACTCGAACGGAAAATTCGTGGCGATTTGATCGCCCACAACAAGAAGGTCGAGAGAATCCGGAAGGGTGTCACTGGCCGGCGCCGGAGATCCTCCCGCCTGTTTATAGAAAAACACCTTGTACCATCCGGGCTCCCAGGCCGTCCGAGATTCCGAAATCTCGTACAACCCCTTGATCGTGCCGTCCTCCGCGAGCTCGTCGTAAGGATCCGCGGGGGCATTGGCGAAAGCCCCATCAGCGTCGTCCAGGAGATAGCCGTCTACTTCGCGCCGGACGATGCAGTAGACGGTCGACCCGGTAACGACCTTCGTCGTGCTGAGCTTTTTGACGTTCGCCATTTATTCCGTTCCTCCCTCCAACACGATCACATAAGCGACGAGCAGGAGCGCGAGCAAGATCATTTCACGATCACCTTTTCCGCGACCGGCTTCACGCTTTCCAGATCCCCCGTCTTGGCATCCCACCCGCTGAACGTCTGCAACGGTATGTCCGTAGCCGTTACGGTCGCTCCGATGGGTACGATGGCGTCTCCCTGCAACGTGACCTTCGCCCCATTGTCGAGCGTGACCTGCTTCACGGTGATCTTGTTGTAGATCGCGGGCGATTTCACCTTCACGGCGTCCAATCCCTTGCCGAGATATGCCGCGTCCTTGTTGATCGTGGCGAGTTGGGCGTCGGTAACGATGACCGCCCATACAGGCGTTCCGTCCGTTGCAAGGGCGATCGGTTGGTCGACCTTCACCCCGGCGATGGGAACGTAGGCCGAGGGAGGGCCGAGTTTCGTAGCGACGGCTACGGGCACGGCGGAGATGTAGACCATCGAATCCGCGAGGGCTAACGACGGGATGAGGATGAGGAAGGCAAGAACGATGCGAAAGTATTGCCTCCTCTTTTCACAAGGAAACGTGTTCCGCTCGAACGGAACATATTCTTCCTGGTACCCAAAGTAAGTCATCGTTCCGATCTTTTTCATGGGGCTATGACCGTCCTTTCCGTTACGGAGAATTTTCTGTTCCAGATCCTCGTGTTTCCCAGGTGGCCGTACAGGAGGTTCGCGGGAGTCGTATCCGCGCCGAAGAAGATTGATTCGGCGGCGGCAAACTCCGTGAACGTCTCCCCGGTGGTATCCGTTCCGTCTACCGTGATCGACAGCCCCGCCGCGCCCCACGTGAACGCAAGGTCTTTGGCGGCACTCGCGCTGAACGTCAGAGCCGCCGTGCTGATCGTGTTCGTCCCGTCCGTCAGATATATCTTGTCGTCCGTGCTGTTCCAGTAGGCTTCAAGTGGACCGGCGTCGAAGAAGTAATAGTTGCCGGATGCGGCGACGGTGTTGGCAAAGTTAGGAGTCCATGAGGTGTAGAGCGTCCCTGCGGTATTATCAATGTTTCCGCTCGATGCCACTGACAATGAATCGAGGTTGCGGGTGACAGCCGCCGTGGTCGTGGGAATATAGGAGGAGGGGAAGGAACCTATTTCGGTTTTACCGCCAAAAGCATATATCGTTCCTGTATCTGCCGCCGTGCCTGAGTTGGTAGCATATACACGGATCGTAAAGGATGTATTGTTGCTTCCATTATTTACGATTGAAGTGGAGATCCTGTAAAATCCGTTTGGCGCAGAAGTCACCGTTCCAGTGCCCGATATTATCGCACCGGTTGAAAGGTTTACCTTTAATAATGAATTTACCTCTGTCCCGCCCGTAGCGGCAATACGGAATGAGGCTGTACTGCTGGTCCCTGCTTTATAATAAACAGAGGCCGTGTACGTCGATGTGTTGTTGTCGATGGCGATAGTTTGAAACCAATAATGAGCTGCCGCAGCATCTTCATCTGAAATAAGATCCGCAGTAACAGCCCCGTCCGGCGCTGTCGTGTTGTCTGCTGTAATGGAACCAGTTCCCGCAGCCTTAGCCCAAACCGCTATAGTGTCAAATTGCTCGGATCGGAGCGCCAGATTCGTCCTCTGCCCCTCGAGCAGAGCACCGTTGGACTCGATGCGAAGTTGACCCGAAACGGCACTCGTTATAAGCCCCGTGGTCGGATGCACGTACGTCGCCGTCGTAGCGCGGGTGAACGACAGGGTGCCGGTGCCCTTGGTCAACTTCAGCGGGTCGGCGGGGTCATCGAACGGGGCGTAGAAGGTGAGATCCCCGTTATTCCACCAGGGCAAACCCCCCTTCCAGACCCGGGCAAGCGGCCAACCGAAAGTCGTTCCCGCCAGCAGAAGCAAGGCTACCGCAAGCGACAGGATCCGTTTCATTTCCAGTAAACCGTGATGTTCATAGCTGCCTCTGTACGAATGCACAGCCCACGGATAGTATTCGCTCCCGCCGGCCAGATCATTCCGGCCGTAGGAGCCGCGATCGTGGCAACGATCCCCGTGCCTACACAAGTCGTGTTGTCGTAGACGGTGATCGCCCCCATCGTCCCGCCGTTCACCACAAGGCCGGCGATCATCCCGGGAGACGTCTTGATGATCGTATTGTCCGCGGCCGTGATGTTGGTGTAGTTATACCGCTCCCGCACGGAAAAGACGCCCTGCCCGGGGCCATCGCCTTCTGCGGCGTAAGAGGATGCGATGAAAATGGACAGGACAACCGCGACAACCCATAAGAACTGAAGCTTTGATTTCATCTCTTCCTCCCTACAGCGAAAATGGTGTCGACCGCATGACATGGCCTCCGGTCGTTTCTCGTGCATCCCTGAATTTCAAGTCCTCGCGCGTGATAAGCGCCGCTTCTTTCCATTTCTTTTTGTCGCCTTCCGAAATTCCGGTGACGTACAGGCTGGCGTTGTCCAGACAAGCCATGAGAAACGCCTTTTCCGCCTGTTCGCTCCACCAATTCGTGTTGTTGGGGGCTGCCGCAACGAGGGCCGGCAAGCGCCGGTAATAAGACCAATCGCGGGTATAGATGACATCCGTCAGAACGTCGAATACCAGGTCATCAGCAACACGCGCCACCTTGCAGGGGGGCCCTGTTTCCGTGACGGAAGGGCGCTCCGAATACAAGACCAGGGGGGAATCCCTATCAACGATTGGGTAGCGCACGTTGTCCTTGATGAGCTGCAAGAAAATCATCTCGAGGAAATCCGAAGGAAGCGCCAGAGCATCCTCCCCCGCCGCTACGGAGGCTGTCGTGGGGTGGTACTCCATCGGCCGGATCCTCAGATTGTCCTCGAGATCGCGCTGGCCAAACCGAATGATCGTCGGGAGAATCTTGTCGATCTGATCCCGGTTTAGCCAGTCGGAAATCGCCATCGACAGTTCCGCGAAGTTCATCCATTACCCCTTTTCAATGGGGAGGGGGTGCGCCCGTCCTCCCCCTCCCTCGCGGTCATCAGTCACGGAGTGCAGAAGTACGTTTTCCCCTTGTTCGTGATGAGCCATATCTTCGTGAGGGTCGCGTCCCATTTCATCCCCACGATCGCCGCCCCGGGCGTAGTACAGGCTGCAAGGGTTGACTTGGAAATGGTGTTCCCGGAGATCGTATGTCGAATGATCTTGCCGCTTGCGGTCCCGATGTAGGTGTACGTCCCGGTCGCCGGATAGACGATCGCGGTGAGCTTTTCGTCCGGGATGGTCGCAAGCAAGGTCAGCGCGCCAGTGGCAATCGCCTGGGAATAGAGCTTTCCGTCAGCGGTAACAAGGTAGAGGACGGAGTTATCCACGCCGGTGATCGCGGTGAATTGCCCGGGATGTTCGGTCCCGACGGCCGTGAACGTGACGGCCAGCGCCGGTATCGCTCCAAGCAGGAGAAACAAGGCCAAAAGGATGATCGCTTTTCTCATGGGTCCCTCGTTTTCGTGGGGAGGGGGATGAGGCCCCCCTCCCCGTCAGGTTGATGGGTTGCCGGCTTACGGATCCATGGTGTAGATGGCGGTTAGCTTGATCGTGCCGTCCGTGACGGCCGTGGCTCCCGGGACGGTCTTGATCTGGAACTGGATGAACGTGTCAACTGTGTACTTGTACTGCGAACTGCCGACGACCGTGGTCCGTACGATCGCCCCCGCGCTGGAACGTCCTGCGGTTCCACCGGAGATAAAGCGGCCGGTGGTGTCTGAATCCCCGAGGTCCCAGGTAACGTCGGCCTGGTCTGTGAGGGCAGGAACGTCCAAGATCAACTCAAG